ATCTCTATCAGGCATAATTGCATCTTGTAACTTTACTGAATCACCATGCTTAACATAAGGTAATCCAAATGTTGTAAATGTACCTTTGAAACCATCGTATAATATTCGATACATATTATTCTCGGCTAATGTTTTTAATTCTTTTTTATTTGTTCCGTACAATTTCAATGTTCTTATTTCGCCATTAAAACCTAAAGGCTTTTCATTGTAAAATCTTAGCAAGCCACGTTCCCATAAAGCAAATTGAGCTAACCTTTCTGTTGACTTTTTTGGTGTACCTCTTTTAGTTGTGCCAGTTGAAAACTTTTGCACAGAATATACATTTACACCAATAACCAAATCATCCTTTCTTTGATAAATCAAATTATTGTTTACTATGTTATGCTGAAATTTAAAATTATGCTTGATTGCCTCATTTGGAAAGTAAGTCACAAACGCAGAATGCAAAGTGTTATTTCTAAACCAACTCTCAACTCTATAATACTTTCTAAGCATCTCAAGCACCTCGGCAACCGTTTGATTTTGGGTTATGATTGGTGGGGTTATTATTGATGTTGAACCATTAGTGTTATAATCGTAATCAGTACCTTTTAACAACTCTTTAACCATGCTTTCTAACGAATAGTTTTTCCATTGCTTGTTAGGTGCTGATATTTGAGATAACTTCCACATATTATCCATCAATTGTATCTCCATTGGCCTATTAGATAGCACCGCAGATACATAGCCTTGGAACACTCTATTAGTTTTTGTTGTATAGCTATTTACTTCTACATCAAAGTAAAAGTAACCTAAATCAATAATTATCTTATCACCTCTTAATATAATTGGGTCAGTATTATAACCACCTCCAATGTTCTTACCATCCCAAGAATATAATTCGCCATTTGCATCCTTAAAATATAGCTTCTGAGGAACGATAATCTTGCCAGTGTCACTTAGGTTAGCCCATGTGCTATTTATCTCTACCTCGGTAACAAAATCAAATGTAAATTTTTTACCTCTGTTTGGATAGTCCTTAGTAGGTTGTTGTTCTATTTCTATGTTACAAACTAAATTAAGCACGCAAATTAATTATAAATGGTACATCACTTAATGCTTCTATTTCAAAAAATTGTGTTTCATACATACCTTGGTTTTGCGGAAGCTCAAAAGATGTAATTACTATTTGATAAATTCCCAAAGCATTCAAATACCAACTATTTACATTTAATGCTATTGGAGCATTACATGCTTTATTAAACATATCAACGCTATTAACATCTTTACCATTTACATTTGAACCTGTCATTGGATAAATACCACGCTTACCAGCAATAACGCCACGAATAGATATGTTACTATCGCCACCGCTTATGTATTCTTTTATAGTTCCATTTCTGCCTTGTACTGGTGTAATAACGATGTTCTTATTGTTTCGAACGGTGAATAGTACGGTGTCAAATATTATGTTATCAACCATTCCCTCATAACCTGCTACATTTTGAAAACTTCTTGCATCAATCTCAAAATTAGAAAACACCTTATTGCCTAATGATTGACCTACTCCAAGGTTCAAAAAATCAGGTGTGTCAGGTGTTGGCATTGATGCTGAAAAAAATGTTGAGCCTGCTTCTTGAATAGTATATTGCCTAGCAATTTGATAGGCTGTTGTTACTCCTGACTTTAAAGGATTAAAAGGTGCTATTATTATATCTTGTACTGCCATTATTGTGCTGCTATTCTATTAACGTCATTAAGTGCATTTAATAAGGCTTGCGCTGTCTCATCACCTACCCTATTTACAAAGTTTGAACCTGCATTTTGCACTTCTACAATTTGCTTTTCAATCAACTTGCCAAATGTAATATTTATTTGCGTTGCTTTTGGTGCGCTTGCTTTAATTGGGTCAATAGATGATGTAGTGGTGGTTACATTATCTTTTTTTGCTGGATTCAATAATTCTTTTACTTTTTGTTGCTGACCTTTTAATCTTTCAATATCCCTGTTTACGGTTAAAAGTCTTTTATTTTTTTCAGCATTAGGCAAATATCCATTTTCAATTTCTGCTTTTTTATTTACAGCATCAATCATTGCAAACTTGATTCTATTTTCTTCAAGTTGCGCTGCTTTCATTTGCGCTTGTACTTCTGTTAAGTTCTTGTTTTTTGTTTTTAATATGGTAGCTAATTCACTAACATAATCACCTTCTTCTGTTCCATATTGTGCAACTATTTCTTGTTTTAATTGCTCTTTATATAATTCAGGAAAAAATATTTTAGATGTTGCAGATAACATTTCATTTGCCCACTTTACAGTTGATGCAATAAGTCCAGTTTGACTTTTACCAATGTTTACTTTTAATTGCTCCCAATTATCACCAAGGTTAGATAACTGACCGCCAACTGTTTTTGATTGTTCAGACATCATGTTAAAAAACATACCACCTTCTGATGTCATGCTTTTAAATGCCTTTTCAACTTGAGGAAATCCTACTTTTCCATCCTCAACCATTTTTTGAATTGCACTATCCGCAACTCCATATTGTTTTGCAAGTTCATGAATAATTGGAATACCACGATTAGTAAACTGCATAATATCGCGCGTATAAGCTCTACCTTGCGTTTTTAATGTGCCATACAAGTAAGCGATATCACTGAATGGTATCTTCAATGCACTTGCTACATCACCAAGCATAGAAATGTTTTTAGTCACATCTCCTGCCGCAAAACCATAGGCTAATAATTGTTTAGTTGCATCTTGTACATCAACTAATGAAAATGGCGTTTTAGCTGCAAGTGAAACTAATTGCGTTTCTAATGTCTTTGCTGTTTCAACATCTCCATGCATTAATGTTCTTAATGATGCCGAAAAATATTCGTAGTTTTTTAATGATTCAACAACTGATTTTCCAAACGATACAATGCCTGCAACACTAATTCCAAGTCCTAATGGTCCAGCAATTGCATTGAATGAACTTTTAACGCCACCGACTGCCGCTTGTAGTTTATTTGTTTCAGCAGTTGCCGCCTTGATTTTACCCGTAATCAAGTCCTTCATGCTGACCGTATATTCAACTTCGTTATTTACTCTCATTACTCAAATTTATACCCTTTAGCTTTCATTATAAACTCACATTGTGCGCTTGCCTTGGCAAACTCATCCGCACTCATATCGTAGGCATCTGTATTAAAAAAATAGCGAATCCAAGCTGCTTTTTGCCCGAATCCGCTATTCTCCAATTCCTTCTGTGCTGTGTCTAATTTTTTTTTACATCATCGATAGCAAATTGAACAAGACCTTGACATTTTAAATTCATAGCTAAAATAATATCAAAGTTTGAGCTCTTGGCTGTGTCAAATATTCTTGGGTCGCTTTCTTCTTTAATGATAACACCCTCCATAATTAACTCGCCTGCACTAGATGGACTAATCAACATCTTATCAAATGCTGCATAAAGAATATGAATTGTTGGTTCTTTCGCAAAACATAATACTTGACCATGCTTTGGATTTTCAATAGTCCAATCCTTTACTTCACACCCATACTTAGTGCTTAGTTCTAATCTCTTTTGTTCTCTTTGTTCAATTGTTAGCATAATATATTTTTATGCAAAACTAAGCATTAAAAAATACATCTCCAACTATTAAAGGCAATGTAACTTTTATTGATGTATCACCTTGGTTTGAATCAATACCGCTTTCGGTAAATTCTACCATCTTTATCACATCTTTTACTGGAGCAGTTCTTGTTGAGCCATAAACAACAGGAATATCAAATGGCGGTATTTGTAACAAGTCTTTGTTTGGTGCTGCATCAATAATTCTACGCATAACCTCTGAGTAAATCTCAATACTTGCCTCATACTCCTCATTCGCATAACCTCTTGATGTTGGTTTAGCACCTGCACCATATAGGTTCTCCTTATTTTGTTTTTTCTTATACATAATTTTGGTAATGCCCGTTACGGGCACTCCAAAAAGAACTAAGTTAATATCTACCCATGCGTAACTAACGCCGTTTATTAATGTTGCCATGATTAAATTATAGTTGTAAATCCAATGTTAATTTCAATAAAGTCTGCCACACCAACTGGTAATATGCTTACTGTCTCAACTATTTTGTTAGTTGATAAAACATTTTGCGCAGGGTCAATAGTTACACTATAAGCACTAATTTCACCATCTCTAACCATTACATCTAATGCTGTATTAGCAAGGCTTTCAAAGTATGCAATTGTGCTATCTGTCATTGTGCCATCGCTATTTAAAACAATTGGACTTGATAATGCAGGTATAGTGTTTGAATAGATTACTCTTTCTGCCTTATCAATTACTCTATTGCTATAGATGTAATGAAAATCTGATGTAAACAATGAGCATGTATTTGGTTGGTTATTATAGCTTCCAGTGTAACCAGTAAACTTTCTCAAAAAGCAATATGCGTAATCGCTTAATGTGTCAAGTTGTGATTGTGGTACGCTATTGTAAAGTGTACCATTTGAGAACATAATAGTATCTAATTCAACACCATTACTCATTGGAAATCCTGCTACCCAAGCCCAAGATTGATTTACTCTACCCGAGCTTAATGCGCCTAATTTAGCACCTACATCAGATATTGATTTGCTTGTTGTTTGCCATAAGTAATAACCTGCGGCAGCACCATCTTGAGATATAATAACCGATACATTTGCGCTTGATAAACCTACCAACGTGCCTAATGATGCTAAGTCAGAAGTACCACTAATTTCAGGAGCAAATAAAATAGAAGAAATCCATTTTTTATCTGTTTTAGATTGATTTACTACCGTTTGAAGTCTACCTACTTCAGTTGATATTGTAGTGGCTGAAAAAGAATGAAATACACTCATTTGACGTATTGTTCCATTTGCATAATCTCTCAATGTTGTTACTTCTGCATAATCAGCACTTGGCGATGCATAAATACCAACATAAAGATTTCCGTTAGGCTTTAATCTAAAGTATTCTGAAATATTATAGTGAAATACCGCAATTTTAGATGCTACACCTGCGCTTACCGCTTGGTTTATTGTGATTGCAATGGTATTTCCTGTTGAATAAGTAACTGCTAATGGAGTGCCATTATTTGGCCATACACCTAATCCTTTACGATATGTAATCGTTACAGTGCTTGATAATACTGTTGAACTATAACCCGTAATTAATGTGTTTGCATTGATAGCTGCATTAATGCCTCGCGCTACTAAATCATTTGTTGAATCACCACTTATCTTTGTGTATGTTGCTAATGTAACATAAGAACCTGATGGCTCTAAAAACTTAATAGTTGCTATATCACCATTTGCACCTTTATTAGTTACAACAAGTGTTCCTGTACCTTGAGTTTCATCTCCTGCATTTGTTGCTAATATACCCAATGACTCTGCTTGAGAAAGTGAGAATACTTGCTTTATACGCGATGTACTTGAAAAACCACTTGGTAAAGTTGATGTGTAAAATATAGCACCTGATATATGGTCTTCACCAGCAGGCTGTCTGCCTAATCCGCCCGTATTTACGTTAAAGGTAATATCTGGTATTCCTGACATGGTCTATTTTTTTAAATTATTATTTCTTTTTTGATTTTGCAGGCTTTGCAACTTCTTCAGTTACTTCTGCTTCATCCGCATTTGCCGATGTAATATCGCCAAGGATTTCCTCACGCGATACCTCATTCCATCCTTCCTTTGGTGTGAATGAGTGCTCTCCATCGGAATTAACCCACACTTTTGTGTAGGTTAATCCGCTAAGAGTTTCTTTTAATTCATCCGAATACATTACGGTTGAATTGTTTTACCTGACATCATAAACTTTGTACCAGTAAAGATAAATTCAAATACCGCAGTTTTATTAGCTGCTACGGTGTATCTATTAGCTGTCGCATCATTAATAAAGTAAGCAGATGGAAAACGAATAGCACCCGAACCCGAACCTTTAGTTACCATTACTCTTAAGTTGTCACCTAAATAGCATCTTGTAAGATTCAATTTGATATTTACTGAATCTGTAATTGCTGAACTTGGAATAATGTTTGTTTGCCAAGCATTAGGAGTTACAGAGATTGTGTCATTACCTGCTGCATCATATGATGTAACAAAGTTGTAAGTAGTTACGCGACCTGTATTGTCGTTGTTTCTTCCCGTTCCAAAACGAGATGTTGTGAATTGTGCCGATGCTGTATAAGCCATCGAAACAAATAAAACTAAAATTGCTAAAAACTTTTTCATCTTATTACGCTGTTTGAAGTGTGTAAATTACTAATTGATCCGCAAATCCAATTGCTGTATCAGTCTTGAACAATCCTTTAAGGAAGTACAATTCCGAGTTGTTTTGTAAACGTGCTAATTGTAAGCTCATATCTTCCATTGAATTGATACCTAACCAAAGATTCGAATCTAAATCAGGTTTAGCAATACAAACAAAGAATGTGTTTTCAGGAATACCTGCACATGGAACAACATCATAGCCATTGTATCTGTTGATACCTGCTTGAGTTGTATCTTGATTCTTAAATGTAGTTAATAACTGCATTGTAGACTCATACTTTTGTTGGTCAGCATAAGAGATTAAAAACTTCAAACCTCCTGCACCATACTTATACAATAATGCTTTTGGCACTAATGAATAAGCCGCTTGAAACTTAGTAATGATGTTTCCAGTTGCACCACCTGTTAAAGCTACTGGCGAACCAACTTGGATAGTGTTAGCATCATCTAACGCTTTTTTAATTAAACCATCCCAAAAGTAAAATGCTGATGCACTTGCAGGAGCTCCCTTTGTAGTTGGATTAGTTGGTGTACCATCTGGGTCATACTCCAAACGTGATTGCCAAATTCCATTTTCAAAGAACTCATTTAAACGCTTCATCATTTGCATGGTGATATACGCCTCTGCTGTTTGTGGTAATGTTGCATCAATTAGCTTTGTTTCTAATTGAACTGCATACCAGTGTTGTTCAAAGTCACGCGGATTGAACTCAACGTAAAGCATCGAATCTTGTGGTGTCAAATAAGAACGGTCTACAACTATACTTCCTTGCGAAGTTGGTGTAGCTTGTCTTTTTTGCATAAAGTTCGATACCTCAACACGCGGAATTGAGAATACTTTTTTAATACCATCCTGAACCATGATAGCTCCTTTTTGGATAGTATCTGCACCTACTACCGCACGGGTAATCATATAGCTAGCTACTTCGCCAGCGTAGGTGGTGTCATTAATAATTAATGCTTCTGCCATTTTTATTGATTATTTTAGATTCCTAATTTGTTTCTTAAGTCATGCATCATCTTTGCACCAGTTGTAACATTTGAATTACTTACGGTTGCCGCAACTGTTTGAATGTTTACACCTGTTTTGTTTACTGGCATTGAATCGTAAAGCAACTTAGTTGATTCAAAATTTGCTGTTAATGCATTTGTTAATGCTTCAATAGCTTCGGGCTTATCCGATACTTTGTTTGCTTTTTTGATAGCCTCAACTTCTGCTTTAACCTTGTTCTCCAACTCGGTTGCTGCTTTAGCAATGTTTTCTGCTTCCATAGCATCACATTTAGCTTTCATTTGGTTATACTTTTCCATTGCTTCGTTAGCTGCATTTTTAGCTGCCTCCAACTCTGCATTAGCTGTCGATAATTTATTTTCGATAGCTTCAATGCTTGATACGATTAACGCTTCATTTGCGCCCTCGTTTAGATTTAACTTGTTAGTTACACTTTTCATTTTATGTGAATTATTTGTTATTGAATTTAGATAAAATTTAATTTGCGATAGGTTGTTTTCTATATCCTCTGCCTTAGATGTTAACCTTGGTTTATTAGAAGAAGATGAATAACATATTTCATCAGCAAAACCATTTTTTACACAATCATCTGCGTTCATCCATGTAGTGTTAGCTACCATTGCGCGAATTTCAGCTTCTGTTTTATTCGTTCTTCGCATCATCATTGTAACAATGCTATCATTGAATAAATTTGTCATTTCCGCATCCGATCCACCTGATACTGGATGCACCATTGTTAATGCATAATCATTAACGTAACGCTTTCTGCCTGCTTGAAATATATTGTTACCAGCACTTGCACACATACCTACATTGTATGTATCAACGGGCGTTTTAGTTTTTAAAATAGCATTGTAAATTGGATAAGAATCAATCACCTTACCTCCAATGCAATTGATAAATACTTTAATCACTTTTTTGCCAAGTGAATCAGCATAAAATAAATCTTTTGCAAATTCATCACCATTAATATCAACGCCTATCTCACCATTCAATAGTAAAATAGCCTCGTCATTAATAGTTGATACGATAAATTGATTATGTACTTCATTCAGCATGACACAAAAGTATTTATGTGCTAATTGTTAAAATACTTGTATGTTACATTAACACACTTATATTTGCGGCATGATTTATATAAATAAAGAAAAGCTAATCAAATCTATATTGTATGCTATTTTTTTGATGGCATTAAAATACTTATTTGGATTTGAAATAATGATTATGGTAACATTGGTAAACATTACCGTAAATATTGATTAAGCATAAAAGCAAACAAATTAATACTAAAATAAATGGCAAGAGAAGTACATAAGCGCAGGTTATGCAGTTACCCACGCTTTAAGTATTACAAGATGTCAAAGGCTTTCTTTGATATCCATGGTTATACAGATAGCCAAGGAATAGAGATGTTTATTAAGTTTTACTTTTCGCAATTCAGCGAACATGAACAAAAGAAACTACTTGAAAGATACGATGAGATTAATCAAGTGGGAAACTAACATTGTCAAAACAAACAACTATATGTGTTCCTGATGGTGTTGCCCAAAAATTAGGAATAATTGTTCCGTTTGTTAAAATTCTAATATAGCCTCCAACATTTCCTCCACCATTTTGGTCAACCATAAATATTGGAATAAATTTTTCAGTATTTGGAATATATCCCGATGGTAATGTTAAGATTGTTGTGTTTACGTTTGCTATTAAAGCTCGTGTACAACCTCTCATTATTACTTTATTTGAAATAGCATCCTTTTTAAATTGCGCTGGTGTGTCATTTACATATGTGTAACCTGCCCATCCACTTGCATATGTTGGTGTTTGCCATTGTGAACGCAAGTATGTTAATTCTGAAAAGTCAATATCTCCACTTCCCGAAGCACCTGCGCTCCATACAATATAATTAAACTCATGAACATTATGTGTAACTCCATCACTAAATGTTACTGGGTCAAACGTACCAACTAATGGATATGCTGATGTGATATTACCAACAATCACTTGACCAGCACCAACATTTAAACCTGTTATTGCGCTTGTTGAATATATTTGACCACTAATGATTACATATCCTTGCGTTATATTATATGGTCCTGCACCACTTAATACTGCTCCTTGTAAACAATACTTTGTAGGAGCATTATTGTTTGATAACCCTGCTACTAACGCTGTATTATCTGCGGCATCGGCAGCATTTAACCAATCAATCATTGATGCTTGGTAAGGCATTGCCGAACCTAATGAAATGTCTGATGTCTTTATTTTTAACATTTTAGTATGTTTGAATTGTATATTTTAAACCCGATAAATTAAATTTGTTAGCTACTTGAGAAATAAACTTGTAAGTTGTAGTTCCGCTTGCTACAATAGCATTTGCAAGATTAATAGGTACATAAATTACATAACTATTTGTCTCCGTTAATACTGCAGATGGAAATATAAATTGAATAGCCTCATAATCCTTATAAACAACCAATCCACTATCAACCTCATTTATGCCCACATATAAAGGCACATTTGTTTCTAAATTTTCTATGTAAATATCACTTCTGCTTAATGTATTTGGTTGTTTAAATGCTAATGGTAAAGCAACCGTATTAAATGCAATATTTAAAGCATATTCAAATAGTATTGTTTGTGCGTTTATGTAGTTGTAAACATTCAATCCAAATATGCTATTATTTACCTTATAAAAGTAACTTGTGTTATCGCAGGTTATCCCTGCTGTTGTATTCTGAATACAAACATAAACACACGTATCCCCTTTTATAATTGGAGTACTAGCAGCATCAATCCAAAAGTTATAAACGTAATCCCCTACTGAATATGTTGTAAATTCATCATATGACACAAACTGATAACCATATACTTTTACATCAAAAAAGTTATCTCTAAGCCATTGCAATGGACTTGTAAAGCATGCAAATAATGCTTGAATAACAGGCAACCTATGATTAGGTGGTATATTATTATTTGTTAAGGTAGTGTATGTAAGGTTGTAGTTCATTATTGAGCAACAAAAGTAAGTGTATCATTTAATGTATGTCCCGATGTTGTTTCGCTTATAACATATCCTGCAAAACTACCTAATTCAACTAAATTAATGCCATCAACAAGTGAGAACATAACTGTACCCGTTCCAAATGCTTGTGCATTTCTTCGCAATGTCACCTTTGTCAATTTCACTTGATTAACACCTAATACAGATTGAATAGAGTCCTCAATTGCATTGATTGATATATTGCCATCAAATGGTAAGTTCGACAAATAGTTATTTAATTCATTAACTACACTTGATTGTATTACACTTGCATATTGACCAGCATAATAAACATCTCCTACTATTTCAATTTCATCTGCTTCCTCTGATATGATGACATAATTAATACCTGCAAAGCCATATGAATTACTAACATTTGGATTCCAATAATTTTGCAATGCTGATACTTCAAGTACTGCTAATGCTTCGGGTGGTGAATTCTTAGCAACTTTTATGTTGCAAATACCTTGACCAATTGACTTTACTGAGCATCTTGTTATAATTTGATATGCAGTATTTATTTGAGGATAACCTACTGATAGAGTTGTAGTATTTAATTGCAAGTATTGCACGTTTGTAGCATCATACTGAAATTCAAATGTTCTCTTTTGAACCCAATTATCAGTACCAATTACAGCAGCGAGAGCCATGGTTGATTGTTGAGTGCTAAACACATCTAATAGTTGCTCAAATGCATTAATAGCAAACGCTACGATGTAAAATAATAGATTCCATATTGCAACTTGAGATGGGCTATTTAAACCGCTTAATGCGCTTTGGTTGGCTTTTTCTACCAACATCTGATTCTTTATTTCTGCTATACTGCGTGCCATTATTCAAATGATGTGTTAAGTTCTAAATCTGTTGGTGGATCTTTTACAATTCCTCCTCTTGGCTCAATAGCAAATTGGTCAATATATGAGGTTGTAAATTCCATTTGCCAAATGTATAAATTATTGTGATTGTAATCTTGCACCTCTGATGTACGATTAAATGTGCCACTACCTTCAGTATGCCAATTCTGAAAAGCTAAGTATATTTTGTTTTTTAAATCAAAGATATCTAAGTTCTCATCAAATGTGCCTGTGCCTGAATCGAGTTGCTCCATTCCAATGTGAAATCTCACTACTAATGGCTCATAAATTTGCACACCGTTACCGATATAGTTAGGTGTGTTGTTATTGTCAAACTCTACAAATACTGCTGGTAATGGAAATGCAAAATAATTATTCGGGTCTTGTTGATTGATGCTTTCAAATTGATTATTATACATCGCACTATACTTAACATCCGAAATAGTGTTTAATACCTCTTTTATGTCTAATAGTAGTTGCTTCATTTCCAAATCTCGTTTAGTGCCTTGTTTATCTTGGCTATTTGTATTTTTTCAAGTGCTTTAGAATGCCCCATGAATTGGCGTTGTGGTATTCTTGCTGTGCCGCTATTGTGATAGTCGGCGTATGGTGTTGGGTTGGCTATTGTTGTCTGATTCCATGTAGCTTTTTTGATGTATGTCGCACGTCTTAACCTTCCTGTTTGAACCAATATTGCTCGTGTTCTACGTCCTAATGCTTTTTTTTTAGGATATTTCCACGCTTTAGTGCCTTGCATTCTTCGCTTTACTTCGCGCCATCTTTCTACAGGCATATTATCAAACCCTTGCTTCTTGAAGTTGTCATTGACAAAGTTCATAGCATCATTAGCAAATATCTTAGGTAACACTCTTTTTGTTTCCTCAAATTTTGCAATAACACCCTCTAAATTGAACTTGTCTGACTTACTCATAAGCTACCCATGTATTTATCAAATGCGTAAATGTCACCTTTCAACTCATACCTTGCTTTAATGTCAAGCATCTCACCTACTGCCAATCGTTGAATCTTTACAAACTCAAGGCACACCTCATGAATGCCTACATCCTCAAATGACTTAGCACCCTCTGAGTATTTTAAATACAAATCACGTTCAGCTAATGTTGCCACTTCGATTATTTCTTCTAATGTGCTTGGTGGTGTTTTAATATCTACGTTGTAATTAGCCACTATGCCATAATCGTTAGCTATGTTTACAAGTGTTTGGTAATGTCCTGCTTCTTCCTCTGCTGATTTCAATGCCCATGCTTGAACACCAAACAAGCCCATGTTTTGCGCTACGTTGGCAATCATTCTATACATTGCTTCTGCTGATAATTCACCAGCTACACGCTCATTAATGAACCTTATATTGCCCTCTGATAATAGTATTGTCTTCATTAGTTAATTAGTGCTTGTTTTTCGTAATACTTCATAAGTAAATTTTCTTTTTGAACAATCGAACCACATTCAATATTTACTCCATCAAATTGAAAACCATTGATAGCCGTTTTAGCTAATTCTTCTTCATTCATTTTGGTACTTAACCAATGAATGAAATTCTTATACAACCGTGGTCGCAGTGATATTGTTTCAATGCCATGTCCGTTAGTTCTTGCATGTGTTATTGCCGAAGCTACCATATCAGGAGCTACAAAACCACTTGACTCCCAATTGTTGTGAAATGGTATTTTTGTGTGTCGTGTCTGTTGTGAAATATCTATAATTCTACTCATGTCGCAAAGTTATTTATTTTTTGGTATTGGCAATCCAAAGTTGTTTTTTAGTTTACTTTTTGGCGCATCAAAGTAAGGGTGTTTGTCATCAAACAACTTACCATCCTTACCGCTATTACTTTTGAATACTGGTTGCATCAATGGATTAATTTCTTTCGCTACCTTTTCATATTTAGCCTTTGATGTGGCTTTCTTATCATCGTACTTGTCTACCTTACGCAAAAAACATCTGCAATTGAAATGATTTAATGGCGCATGTGTATTCCAAAATGGATGGTCAATAGGTAGCACTATGCCATCTAATGGTCTGCAAATGTCGCTTGTGTTTTGGTCCATTACCGCATCATATTCAAGCATCGGAAATATATCTTTGTCCGCTTCAAAATCATTCCACTTTCGTGCATTTTGTGCTTGCCCGATTGCTGTGTCATATTCAGTTTTCAGCCAAGTCTTATTGTAAATGTCAAATATTTCTTTTGCTTTGGCTTCAAATGCTTTAAATGATACTATCTCTTTATTATCGACAATGGCAGCACTCATATCTTTTACTTGTTGATATGTCTTGGCCGCACTAAATCGATATACATTATTGCTTAGTGATTCTAATAAAGCCTCATCGGGTGTGCCTAACTCAAAATCAGAACCAAACCCTTCGCTCATGCCTTTACTTAATATGTCGGCTATGGCTGCATATAATTTAGGTGGCAAGTTATTAGGTTTTATAGCACCTGCATAAACTGCCCTAAATAAATCTTCGGGGTTATAGTCTAACTCGCTCAAAGGTTTGCCTCGTTGTATAAGTTTCTTAATCGCGCAATATTAGCAACTGCATCCTCATTAGTTGTGTCCACTGGTGCTTCAATTTCTGTTGTTGGTATGCCAGTGCGTTCCTCGAAGTACTTTGCATCCATTTGAAGCCCTGCTTCTTTCATCGTCTTAGCAATGTCGGCTGTTATCTTATTGCTTTCATCTTCCTTAATTCTAAATTCTTCCTTTTCTAAATCGTTTTTAAATTCGAAGCATAAGTCTTCAGGAATTGCAATGCCTAATGCTCGCAATTTAGGTAGTACAGTCTTATTGCAATTAACTGCCCAATACTTGCAATCAGATACCTCAATGCGCTTTAATGCTGCTTTTATATCATCATTGCTTCCAAGTTTACCTGATACCGCTTTCATTGCCGAACCATGTCCTAACATCACTTTAGATATTGATTCCATAATGCGACTCTCAAAGTTATCATATGAGTTTGAGCCTCCACCTCCGCCTTTAGTTTCTACAAGTTGAATCTCATCGTTTAAGTCCATCAATATTGCCCCACTATTACCCATCTCAACAAGTGATTGATAAAATTCTTCGCGCTCTGTTTCTTGCGTTTTAGTTGTTTTACCAACTCTAATTGGTGAGCCATATAACTCAAGATAATTAGCATTAAAGCCCGTTAGATTGCGTAAAAATATCTCATAATAAGCTACTTTGTAAAGTAACCCATACCCACAATTGCTAACTCCATTTTCGGTTGGTGTATCAAAGTAAAATAACCAATCGTAAGGCTTTTCACCATCCATTAATACATAGTCAGGGTTGTTAAACTCAATACCTCTTGGCACATAAACCATCTTGCTTATTACCTCACGGTCTGGGCTTATGTTATGGCGTTTGATGATTTGATATTTTACAGGAGTATTGTTTTCAATCTCCATTAAGTTAATTAATTGGTAACCGTAAAATATAGCATCAAGGCCATAACTCATCATGTCCATCATCCATTCTTTTTTTGCCCATTTAGTCCACTCCTCATTAACTACTCCATCTTTATTAACCAAATGATAATCTTTTTGCATCACCATGTGTTTTCTAACCTCCATACATGCCGTAACGTGAGCATTTAAAACAGTATCTTGGAACAACTGCTGCATTCTTACTCTATACGGATAAGAATAAACTGGTCTTTCCGCTTCAACTATTGCAGCTCGCCATGTGCCTATATCTTGCTTTATGCGCGATAAGTACATAGGGAAAATGTAGTTGCTTACATTTTGAGATGTTACTTGTAAATCTTTTTTTTCTTGGTCTATTGATGTAGGAAAGAGTATGTTTTGAATGTTTGAAAGTATTCCCATTTTAATATGTATTAATGTTTCTTGGATAACTGCTCCATCTTATTCTCATGCCTTGATTTGGTACTAACAAGGGTATTGCTGCCGTGATAGCTGTGTTTTGTCCTCCTGCTTCTTTTAACCACTCAATAGCTCTATCATATCTATCCATCCTTAGTTGTGGTATATTTCTCGGAGATATTCTTGAATGTATGTGGTAAAGAACAATATCGATGCAATACATAACAAGTTGTTGACTTCTATTGTCTCCAAAAGTAAAGTATGTTGTATCAGTTGGTAATGTAGCCGCAGGTATTGAATAAGCAACACCGTTCCCCCAATTAGCAAAACCAAATGTAGGATCGGTTGGCATTATTCCAATTACGTTATTTTGCTTGCATGTCCATACTTTGTCTTTGTAAAACACCTCATCGCCTCGCATGTATTTTGATGTAAAACTAAAGTAAGGTGCTGGAAGTGTTCCGTAAAACATATCATATTGCGCACCTAACAATGTCCATTTAGTAGGGTCAAATGTACCTGTTGTGGTAGCTGTTGCAATATAGCAATTACCTTGGTAAGTTACTAAACTATTAATTGTGTACGTTGATGTTGTGATATAAGTAGGATAATCCAAATAGAATCGATGTAATGCTTTGTATGACACTGACCTACTCCATATGGTAGTATCTGAAAACTCGATGTCTACATCATATTTTTGAATCAAATAGCTAATACATTCAGCCTGTGCAGACATCTCTGTTTGCAGCCTAATGGATGTGTCATTACTTATAATAGCGTTAAGGTTATCCGATTGTATTTGCTTGTAGTAATCGTAGGATCGTAAATACATTATTATTTTTTTCCAAAAGTAACAACATTGTATTCAATGTATATTATTGTGTGTTACAAATTAATAGGTATGCGATGGCTTATGCTTTTGTCCGTACTTTATCGAACTAACTACGTTGCCACGTTGATACATTTCAAATTCATACGCAAACGCACTACACATAATGTAATCAAACAAATCGGTAAAGTGACCAACCTTCTGATAACGCACTTTTGTTTTTGGGTCAGTCTCCATTTCCTTTAACTTAGTGCCATCTGCTGCTTCTTTTAGTAACACAAAATCATTAATCGTTGTTTTGCAATTTGCGCCAATCTTTACCACTACATCACCAATATTTTTTTCAAAGATGGTGTTTATCCAGTTGCCTCGCATCACTACACTTGGGTTGCTTGCTAACACTCTGCTTGTTGGGTTAAATTGCCTTAGGTTCTCAATTATCAATCGATAGAAGTTATATCCCTTTTCAAGTTTAGTATCTTCTTTATTGGCCGTAGCATCACCATAGACAAACATTCCTGACTTATGGCCGTTATACTTTCTAATTATTTCATTGCACACTGATTTGACCGTGTTATTAGGTGATACTCCAGTTATCTCATCAATCATTCTTAATTCTTTACCCTCAATTTGAAAGATACCGCAAGGTAGGTAAGGGTTGACATTATCATCCCAACTGATGTGCAATGGTAGGTTAGGGTTGTATTCCGTATTGGTGACATGGCTATCCAATTCAAAACATTTGTAAAACTCACCACCCACTTTAATTGATATGTTCCAATCACCTTCGACAAATGCCATGTATTGATATCTTGGAAGTAATTTAAGGTTCTCAATGTAATCTTGTGGCACATGAGGATTATCAGTTATCTTAGCTTGAATATAAGCAACTCCTTTAGGTAACTCGTTCCGTTCCCATTTATCGTAGAATCTTTGCTTTACCCAATTTTGCGATGGATTGCAACTCATAAGTATTTTTGTGGGGCATCTTGGTGAGTGAAACCACGATCCACTACGCTCAACAACCTTATCAAATGTTTGCTCTTGTATCTCGTTTACCTCATCAATAAAAGCTCCGTTTATCTCTAATCCTCTAAATCGGTTTAGTTCCTTGTCAGTGTCATAGCTTTCTGACATGAATACTATTTGGCTTCCATTGTTCCACGTCAGCACCAATGATGTTTGGTTAAAGTCTTTAATGTATGCAGCAAAACCTTTGTTTAAAAAATTTTCGCTAAATGTTTTTAATAACGTAGCCCTTAATACTGGCAATGAAGCTCTAAGCATTAGCCACCTTGAATTTGGATATTGAAAGCACAATGTAATTACTTCCATGCAGCCCCAGTAAGATTTAGCACCTCTTACCGCACCACCATAAAGTACTTGCCTATTTTCTTTTAATAGCCGATGGGCTTCCTTTTGTTTTTCGGTAGGTGTAAATCTAATTTCATTTGCCATCTTCCCCCCAGTCAATAACAATAGGTTTGTTTAGATTAATGTCAGCTTTTGTTTGTACTGGCGCATAACTACCATCCATTTTATTTAATTCGGCAATAGCCGCCCTTCTTTCTGCGAATGTTGGTTCACTTGGATACTCCATAATCTTTCCACCAATCACAAATGGTTGCTTAACCTTGACTTCACCTTTTGCCATCTTAGTTAAAAATTCCATTCGCTCGATAGAAGTCATTATGTTCATTTGTGCGATTTCAGCCACTCTATTGTTTTGAGCCTCCTCTACTATTGCTTTTAATATATCGCGTTCCTGTGCGATTAAATCAGCGTATTTCTTGGCTAAGTTTGATGCCTTAGACTTCACAGAGCTCAAAGTTGCCTTCGGGTTGCCTACGGTTGCCCTATATGCCTCACTTTGATTCGTTCCACTTGCTACTAACCTTATAAACTCTGTATGTTTAGCGGTTGCCCTCATATTCCTTTAAATGCTTTTAATGGATAAAAAACTAAACTATTTCTATAACCTCCATCGTGTGTTGGTATTATTGGTGTAACTCCGTGAACATTTCTCCAAGCAGGATATACTAATATTGAATTGTCTTGTTGTCCTATTGTTGCGTTATAATCAGGAATGTGCAAATCACCGCCTTTTGAATTATGTTTTTTACAAATAATTACGTTAACTGCTCCAACTATATTACCAGTATCTCTATGAAATGGTGCTGATATATTATAATTTGAAATTGAACTTGTAAACAAGTTTCCAAACCTCCATTTCTCTGAAACATCTTTAAATAATTCAACTTGATGTTCATATTGTTTAGGTAATAATTCTTTTATTAATTGCTCGCTTTCTTTTGCAAGTAATAACATAGCTTTTATAAAAGTTTGAGCTGTTTTTACCCCGTGAACAGAAGATATAGTTTCATAGTTTCTACGCATATGTGGTTTTGGTGGAACACTACCTAAAATAGTTGAATATTGGTCAACTACATTTTTATATTTATAAGTTCCATTTTCATTTTTACCATCTGGTATTTGTCTTGTCATTACTGTTTTGGGAACATTTTTACTTCTTAATTCAGCATCAGCTAAATCTGCAAGTTTACACATCTTATCTGGCATTTTTGTAAGGTAAAATCCTACTGGCACATCATCGGCATAAAACATACAATCTTCTAATACATTTGGCTCAATGTATTCACACGCTTCTCCAATTTTTCGAATGTGTTCAACTTGTATTAAATCAATTTTTTTCATAGCAAAATACGTTTGTGCAAGCAGGAAACCAAGATTTTTGCCATACTGATTCTCTTTTATCATCGTGGCAAATTCTATGTTTCTCGTAGTTAATATTATAAAATTTTAATTGTTTTTCAATTATATTCCAACATCTTGATAAACTAGGGTCTATATCGAAACTCCATTCATAAACTAATTTTTTAAATACCTTTTTTGTGTTTTCCAAAATTAACATTTCTGCACCTTCAATATCCATCTTGCAACAATCAAAATTTTTAGCTTCATCTTCAAAATTCACACAAGGTACTTTTATACCTTTGTTATTCCATTTTTTTACTATTGAATTTCTCCATACATTACCATTATTACCTATAAATAAAGTAAGTTCTTTAGTATCATTATGACTTAATGCTGCTTGAATAATTGTAGCTTCAAATCCATTTAATTGTAGATTTTTTCTAATCATTTCGCAATTGTATGGATCGGGTTCGTAAACTGTTACTAATGCCCCTTTTGAACAAGCTAATAAAGTGAAAGCCCCAACATTACCTCCGCAGTCCATCCACGTTTCACCACTTTGGATTGTCATTCCTTTTTTCAAATAAACTTCGTTACCTAAAACCTCTTGAAAAGTTTTAAAATCTGACATTCCTTCACGATAATAAAATTTTATGCCTTTAATTTCGTTTTTGTGTAAAATCATAGCTTTTCTTTTTCGGCTTTCAAATATTCCATTATCATTCCACCTACATAAGCATTTCGTTCTCTCCAAAACTTTACCAGTGCATAGGCTTCTTCATAATGTTCTGCTTCAAATTCAATTTGAATTGCTTTCTTTACCCCATTGGTCATATCTTTTAACTGGTCATCAACATCCTCATCATCTAAAATAGAATAATCAATATCTTTTGTTGATTGTGGAATACCCCATTCAATACAAATAGCCTCACCAACTTCTGCCTCAATTAACTCAGCATCAAATACAATATTAGCTTTTGCCGAAGCATTATCAGCCAGTGCCATTTCGCGACCTTCAATACTATCCAAATCAATATCAGTTCTTTTTACTGCAATAATTTTAGTTCCATCACTTTCAACAATTTGCACATCTTCAATACCTATTGCCATTGCATTTTCAACTGATTTGTTACCAGCAATGATGCGGTTGTTTTTGTCGATTAGGATTGAACGACCTGCTCCAAATTTACGAAAAGATTTCTCAATTAATGAGTTTCCAAATTCTGAACCTTTATTAAAGTTCTTGTTGTCGGGTGTTAAGTCTGTTAGTTTAGCCATGTGGCAAATGTATTATTTTTTTAATATAGCAATCCTTTATCTGCAAATGAATAATATTCGTTAGCAGTTAATATTACATGATCTAATACCTTTACATCTAATATATCAAGTCCTTTAATTATTTTCGATGTTATATCTTTATCCGCTTGACTTGGTTGAACGTTTCCACTTGGATGATTGTGTGCTAATATTACACCACTTGCTAAACTATCAACTGCATATTTTGCTACTAACTTTATATCAACTACAGTTCCTGTTATTCCGCCTTGTGATATTTTTGCATATCCAATAGTTTTGTTTGCTCTATTTAATAATAAGATAAAAAAACTTTCAAATATTTCTATGTCATCAGAGTAAAAATTTCTAATAAAATCTGCTGAGTTTTTACTGCTTTGTATTTCCTCATTTGGAAAATTTGTTTGCAATTTTTTTAATTCGTAAAGATTTGTCATTTGTATTTTTTTTAAATTTGATGGGACAAATATACATTCATTTTTGATATTTGCAATACCTAAAACAAAAATAAATTGTAAATTAATATCCTTTTGATTTCAAACCTATGTCGATTAACTCTCTTAACGTAGGTGCTACCTTATTGTCTTTCCGATAAGCATGAAGTCTTTTATAGAGTGACTTATGCTTAGTGCCAAAAACACATATTTCATTGACTGACTTACTCTCAAGTTGCTTAAGGTAGTGTTCTAGCCGATCCGTTGCGTTTAGTTCGTTCTTAATCATTCCACCTCCACTTTCTTACCTTTTGACTCTAATTGCATCTTGAGCGCACTTATACACTTATCGGGTGTATGGTTGAACACATTAGGGATGTTTCTTGCCTCTAGTACGGTCAACTTCCACTCCTTACCCATCCACTTAGTTATGTGGATGGTGTAGGGTATGCCGTTGATGGTTATTTTTCTTGTGATGTCGTTCATAGCCTTCCAAATCTAATATCGTTAATAAGTTGCTGGGTGTTGATGTTATCCTCGTTTGGATTTCCCCATTGCTTATACATTACCTTTGTGCGCTTTCTCCTGCTTACCTCGATGATGTGCTTCATGCGTTCACCTTCGATTCTAATTAGTTGCTTTTGGCCGTTTTCCATCATGGACATTAACACTTTGCCCAAATGAATTAGTGCCTTTTTTGTCTTTTGCAGCACTATCTCGGTTGTTGATGGTGTTGGGGTCATTGACCTGTCTAACTTGGCTAACGTATAGCCGATTGTTTTAGTTGTTTTCATTACTTTAATTTGTTTAACATTATGTCGCACCATTGCGCTAAGTCATTCATCTTTTGCTCGTGAGCTGTGATAAGCACAACTCGCTTCTCTTGGGTGGTTAGTCCTTGCTTAACCTCGATAGGTAAGCGTAAGGATGTCATCACCATTTTGCTTTCTTTTTTTGGGCGGCCTGCACCCTTGCGCCTGCCGCCTCTG